GCAATGCGCGCGCAGATGGCATTGATCCGCCACCGGAAGATTAACTATGGGAAAGAAATCCTCGGTTGACTTATTGCCTGAAGAGTTGCGCCAGAAGCTGTTAGAGCTATTACATAACCCTGCGGTAACTCAAGCCCAAATAGCGGAGGCAATTAACGAGGCTGCGGGCGCAAAGGTTATTTCCAAGTCAACAGTGAACCGCTATAAACTTCGCATGGATAAGTTTGAGAAGAAAAACAAACAGGTTCGCGATTTGGCGGATGCTTATGTTGCAAAGTACGGCGGAACGGAGCGCAACAAAATTGGGCAGGTTGTGAACGAACAAATAAGGCTTGCGATTTTTGATTTAATCGGGGAAGTCGAAGAAATAAAAGAATCCGGCGAAAGCGAAGAATTAAAAATTGAGGCGCTCACCGATATTTTGTACAAACTGTCGCGGGGGCTTCGCGAGCTTGAACAGGCTGACAAAATAAACTCCGAACGCACGAAGGAAATCCGCGCGGCTGCCCTTGCTGAAGCGGCAAAGGTTGTTGAAAAAGAAGCAAAGTCGGCGGGGCTGAATGAAGCGGCTCTTGAGATTATCAAAAAGAAAATACTGGGTATTTAGATGAATCTTGATATACTTCTGCCGTATCAAAAGAAATGGATTTCTGATACTTCAAATGTAAAGGTCTGGGAAAAATCGCGGCGCATCGGAGCATCATACGTTGAAGCACTTGCGTCAGTGCTTGAAGCGGCGAAAATAAAAGAAGCTGGCGGTCAGTCGAGCTATTATCTTTCGTACAGTAAAGAAATGACCCAGCAATTTGCGCGGGACTGCGCGTTTTGGGCAAAGCATATCAACGCCGCCGCGCAGGAACTGGAAGAGATAATTCTTAAAGACGAAGATAAGGATATTACCGTTTACCGTGTTCGCTTTGCTTCGGGATTTGAGATATGGTGTTTGCCTTCTGTTGCGCGCTCCCTGCGCTCAAAGCAGGGGCGCGTCATTATTGATGAAGCGGCTTTCGTTGATGATTTAAGCGAGCTGGTAAAAGCGGCAATGGCGCTGCAAATGTGGGGCGGGTGCGTTCGTATTTTGTCAACGCACAATGGCGATGATAATCCCTTTAACGAACTTATCAAAGAAGTTAACGCGGGTAAGCAAAGTTATTCCCTTCACCGCACCACGTTTGACGAAGCGCTGGCGCAAGGGCTGTACCAGCGTATCTGTCTGGTCAAAGGGTATACCTGGACTGAAGAGAAGCAGGAGCAATGGCGGGCGAAAATTGTCGCGAGCTACAGAGACGATGCGGATGAGGAATTATTTTGCATTCCGACCAAAGCCGGTACTCGCTACTTTCCAACAACGCTTATTGAGTCTGTTAGCGATCCTGACGCGACCGTTATCCGCAAATCGTGCGAAGATGCGTTTACGTTTGAACGTGAAGATAAGCGCATTAAAGAGTTTGACAAATGGCTCAAGCGCGAAGTGCGGGATATTTTGCTTACGCATAAAAACCCTGTTTACATAGGGGAAGATTTTGCGCGGTCTGGAGACCTTACAACGATCTTCTTTGATGAAGAAATGCCTGACGGAAAACTGCTTTCATTCCTTGTAATTGAATTACGCAATGTGCCGTTTGCCCAGCAGTGGCAAGTTATTAAGTATGTGATGGATACCTTGCCGAACTTTTCAGGTGCGGCGTTTGACTCACGCGGCAACGGGCAGATGATCGCGGAACTTGCAGCGCAGGAATATCCGGGTTACGTCAACCAAGTGATGATCTCCACAAAATGGTACGCGGAGAATTTTCCCAAACTAAAAGGGCGCATGGAAGATGGCGCGACAACCATTCCCGACGATCCCTTTATCCGCGATGACTTCCGCGCTGTAGGTCTTAAAGCGGGTGTTCCGTGCGTGCTTGAGCGTTCAGGATCACCGCGGGAAAAGCGGCACGGTGATGCGGCGATTGCGAAACTGATGGCAACATTTGCCGCGCTTGAAGATGATGCGAAAGGCTGGCATCCGTATAAATACGAAGCGGTGGAAACTGAAAACCGTTACCGCGCAAAGGGAGATGATTCATGGGACTGATAGAATTCTCGAAAAAAATAATCGGCAATATGCTCACTTTGAAAACGGAAAGCGCGTTTGCTGTGCCGAACTCAAACCGCGACTTGTGGAGCAATAACCTTGTCAACGGGCTGAAACCGGAATATCTTGCGCAAGTCTTGAACGATGTCCGAGCGGGGGAAGTTCCGAGTGTGTATCTTGAAATCGCGCAGGAGCTTGAACAGCGCGACTTGCATTACCGCAGTGTATTGTCCACACGCAAGCACGCTGTCGAAGGGCTTGATTTATTTGTCGAGGCGGCGAGTGAAAGCGATGAGGACAAGGAAATCGCTCAGGCTATTGAAGATGATATTCTTAAACATTCCGATATTATGGATTTGCGTAAAAACGCGCTTGACGCGCTGGGGAAAGGTTTTTCGGTCAACGAAATTTTGTGGGATACTTACGGCAAACGCTGGAAGCCGAAAGAGTTTTTATTCCGCGATCCCCGCTGGTTTGCATACAATAAAGAGAACGGCAAATTATGCTTGCGCGAGCCGCAGGGCAACGCGCTTGTTCCGCTTGAACCGTACAAGTTTATCGTGCATGAGCCGAACCTGCTTTCGGGTGTGCAAATTACCAGCGGGCTTTCGTTTACCGCGCTTTTTTACTGGCTGCTAAAGTCCTACGATGTTACCAGCTGGGCGGCGTTTATCGACCGCTTCGGCTATCCTGTTCGTATTGGCAAGTACGGGCATAAGGCAACCGATGACGACATCAAAACGCTCAAGCGCGCTGTCGCTTCAATCGGCAGCGATGTCGGCGCGATTATTCCTGATTCGATGATCATCGACATTATCGAATCGAAAACAACCGGCGTAAATACCGCCGCCTACAAAGACATGGCGGAATGGGTCAACAAGGAATTATCGAAGCTGGTGCTTGGGCAGACTGCCAGCTCTGAAGGAACGGAAGGCGCGCTTGGCAACCAGCAGGGGCAGGAGCAAGTGCGGCAGGATATTTGCCACGCCGATGCGCTCCAGTTCGACCAGACGATAAACCGCGATCTTGTTATTCCGTATGTCAAATTTAATTTTGGCGAGTGCGAGAGTTATCCGAAAATCCGAACGAAGTTTGTTGAACGGAAAAATGTTCAGCTCATTGTTGATTCGATTGTGAAACTTGTTCCGTTAGGGTTAAAAGTTGATACGGCACAGGTAAGTAATTTGCTGGGGCTTGCAGCTCCTGCCGAAGGGGATGAGCTGCTTGCCGCTCCTGCCGCGCATGGTTATCCGCAGATGATGGACTTTAACAGCGCGGTCTCGCTCAATGCCGCGAATGCTCCGCCTGCTGAAATGGGGATTGATGATCCTCCCGAAGCGGACGGCTACACGCAAATATCGGATGAAATTGCCGATGTGCTGGAGCGTGCTTGCGACAAAGCAACGGATTTAGCATCGTTCAAGAAAGAGCTTGAAAAATTAGCGAAGATGTGGGCGCCTGATAAGATCGCGGAGCTGCTTGCTATTGCGACGTTTAAGGCGCGGGTGCAGGGGCAGGAGGATTTTACGAAATGAAGGGTGATATTGACAAAGACTTTTACTGTTCGGCAAACCTGTTTGATTATTACAAAGGCAATAACCCAAAGTGCGTAAATAAGACTACTCACTTGGGCATTAACAGAACTTGCAAGGGGTGCTCCTGCTATCACCGCAAATACCCAACGCCGGAACAATTCAAGGAAGAGTACGGCGAGGATTACCCGTATGATGGGGCGGTGTATTTCAGGATGGAAGATGTCATATCCCCTAGCGAATGGCATGTGAGCTTTTATGGGTTGACTAAATCCAGTATCCGAAAAATGGCTGTCGTGATCTGCGCAGGTACACAGTGGGGCTGCCCGCCTCGCAAGTGGTGGCCGGAATGAGCAGGATATACGAATCATTCAAGTGCTTGTTAGAACACCGTAAAGTACATGAGGTTAGTACCTGATGCCTAACCCTATCCCCAGTCAGATTGTATCATTCCTGAAAAATAAAATCCGTGTTGGCGCTGACGGCAGTCCCTTCCCTGAATCAAAAAACTTTTCGTATAAAGATATTTGGCACGAGGAACACGCTACCAATTTCACAGTTGCAAAAGCGATGCAGATGGATGTACTGAAAGACATCCACGAGGCGGTAACTAACGCCGCAGAAAACGGCTGGACACTTTCCCATTTCAAAAAAGAGTTAAAGCCGTTGCTACAGGAAAAAGGCTGGTGGGGTAAAGAAGATATGACCGACCCGTTTACTGGCGAAACGGTGAAGGCGCAACTTGGAAGCGACCGCAGACTTAAAACAATTTATCAGACAAATATCCGTAGCGCGTACCAACAAGGCAAATGGGAGCGTTCGCAAAACTCTGACGCTCACCCGTATCTTTTGTACCGTGTGGGAAATTCAAAGGAACACCGTAGCGAACATTTAGAGTGGGACGGCTTGCTGCTTCATAAGGATGATCCGTGGTGGAACTCACACTTCCCACCGAACGGCTGGGGCTGTAAATGTTGGACACAGGCAATCAGCGAAAGCCGCGCGGAAAAGTTAAAGCAGAGCGGCTTTGATGTGCCGCCTTCGCTCGATGGGAATGGGTATCATGTTGATGTAAAGACAAAGGCGCCACCTGAAACGTATCACCAGTTCTACAATGAACGCACGGGTACAATGGAATCCGTACCTGACGGCATAGACCCGGCATTTAACTGGAACGTTGGGAAGGCTGGACGGGAGAGAGCGGCGGCAGAAAAACTCCAATCTGCGCAATTAAATTACAACGCTTCACTTTTAGCATCAAATATAGCGGCTAATGAAGCGTATATAAAAGCTCATTATTCCACTGAAAAATTCTTGTCTACCACAGCCGCGTTGCGTGCGGCAAGTAAGTACACAAAAGGAATGACGCTTCCTAAGAATGTGAAGGTTGCACAATCGCGCGCTTTGGTAAAGAGCAACGAGCAGAAACGAACACTTGCGAAAGAGTTAAAACAGGCGGGTATTCTTAGTCGAAAAGGGCATTCTGTTTTTCTTATCCCGGAAGTCGGAGGGCATGGTGAGCGGTTAAAGGACGCGATTGTAAACGGCGCTCCTTTTGAGTTTAGGTATATCACTGGAAATGCGAGAAGGATTGAAAATAAATTTGGTGATGCAAAAAATAAGGGGGCTGATGTCAACGTATTTATAACAGTCGAACAAAATATAAATATACACGAAATAAGGCGTAGGATAGGACAAGTTTTAGGAAACCACCCGGAATATACAGGTAAGATTATTGTTTCGACAAGTGATGAAAGTATTTACTTCTGGGAGACAAGTAGCTTCAGATAAAAAAAACCCCGCCTTTCGACGGGTTGGCTACCCAGAGCTGAACTTAATCATAACCCCGAGTTTCTTAACTATAGTAGTTCCGGTGAGATTTGTCAAGTAGTTTTTGGAGAATTTTTTATTTGCACATAAGGGTAGATATGAACCTTGTAGGGTTAATTGGTTTGTTGGTATTGTCGGACTTTTTTGGTATTTACGCTATGGTGCTGGAACTAAAGGGGCTTATACCTTACGATCAGTTGCTATTTTGTTTGATTTTTGGCGTGCTGGCGTTTCTTCGTGTTGATTTTAGCAGGTTCAAATACGAAAGCGATTGCGTATTTCAGGTGCTTTTTCTGATACGAAAGTAAAGAAATCACTGTGCTTTTTTTTACATATAGTGTAATCGCCTTACAAATCGCTATCCCGATGAATCCCCGAAAAGCTTGAAAAATCCCGCTATTCTCTTCTTTTTCTGATTCTATTCTCTG